GAGTATTCGATGCAAATTGGGCACCAGAAGAGTTTGCAATGATGGCTCAACAATTACATTCAAAAGTTATAGATATAATCTATGCTATAGATGCAGAGGAGATAAAAAATGACAGCAACTAAAGAAGTTATACATGGTAAAACTAGAACAGCAGCCTGGCACAAAGCAGGTGTAGCAGTAGAGGCTACATCAGCCAGTGAAGTAGCCAGTCAAGCAGGACTAGATTGGTCAGTATCATTACATGATATCGAGGCTAACTATCAGATACCAGGTAGCGATACAGTTAATCGCATACCAGTAGCAGATAAGAAAGCAGTCATAAAGACCACACCTTTCGGTGAAACAACAGCCATTGGTGTAGTAGGTAGTCGCTACAAAGTATTTCAGAATGCAGAAATCTTTGGAGCATTAGATAACCTAATTGATTCTAGTGGTCTTAGATATGCAGCAGCAGGTGAGTATGATGGTGGTGCAAAGGTATGGATGCTAATGGAAACACCATTGGAAATGACCATTGCAAATGACCCACACTCAGCCTTCTTGTTAGCCAGAACTAGTCATGACGGCAGCAGTTCAGTTCTAATTAAACCAGTAATTGAACGGCTATTTTGTATGAATCAAGTTAATAAAATATACAAGAACAAAAACAAATATACTTACAGTTTGAATCATACAAGTAATGCAATGCTATCAGTATCAGAAATAGCCAACATCATACAACTAACATATGATATGGCTAATGACTATACAGATTTGGCTAACTATTTACTAGATAAAAAGGCTAGCCACGAGCATGCCAAAAATTACTTTAAGAAAGTATTTCCATTACCTTCTAAGATAGAAGAAGTGCCATACGAAATGCTATCTAAGCCAGAGAAAAGACAGTATACAAACGCAGTCTCAGCCAGAGCAAAAGTGTTTGATATATATACAGCCTCACCTACACAAGAAAACATACAGAACACAGAGTTTGGTATGTGGCATGCAATTGTAGAGTGGGCTGACTACAATGCTAAAGGCAAGAACCTTGCAGTTAGCACAATGGCTGGTCGTAATGACAACATCAAATCTAGAGCACTTGAATTGTTGGTATCATAATGAGTATAATATCTGCAATCAAAGAGTGTAATGTATGTAGAAAAGAAAAACGAGTAGTATCAGAATCACTTTTTGCCAATGGCCTATATGGTTATTGGTGTAAAGAATGTGATGCACTTGAAGGCGCAAGCCCTATACAAACATCTATTAAGGTTAAATAATGGGTAGTAATTTTGCACAAGATTTAGCGTTATCAACTATACCGCTAGACCAACAGATAGCAATGCATCTGCGAAATAATCATTACCCACCAGTACCATTAACAATGGTACAACCTTGTTTGCATGCTATTGAAGCATGTAATGATGAAAACTATAATAGACCAATAGAACTACCAGAAGGTGTATTTTGGCGTGGTCAGAAAACTGCGCCTGCCCACGCCATTGTGGAAGGACACCACCTTGATGCGTGGTTAGTACAAGAATGGGAGATAGAATGAGATATGTAGAAGTAGATGGTGCTGAACCAACAGTATCTATTGAAGTAAATGGTAACAATTACGTATTTACGCACGACTCTTTAGTAAATACTATTAATAAAGACGAAGCATATAAAATAGAAATAAAAGAACTAGAGCGCAAAATGCTTAGCCTTAAGTATGATGTAAGAGAGTTCTTTCAATCTAGATATGAAACAGACCATCCAGAAATCGTAGCCGAAGTAGATGATGTCAATCAACTACTAAAAGATATAGGCATTGATGAACTAACTAAGTCATGGTCAGCAACAGTAAGTATCACAGCCACAGTTACAGGTATAGAAGCACCTAATGCAGATGCAGCCAGAGAGATTATTGAAGATGCATTTGAAATTAACCTGACAGTTGATGGCGATGTATGGGTAGACGACCTTACTGTAGAGTCGTGTTATCCTGAAGCCTGATGTGATATACTAATCTTGAGCAGCCCTGGTTTCGGCTATCTCCTTTCTCAGGGCTGACTCATAAAGGAGAACATGGCAAGAGTAGAGATAGATAGAGATAGATATGGTAGACCACTAGTAGTTCCACCATCAGGTGGTAAGCCAGTTGCTTATACCAGAGCAACTACAATTGCTAATTCATTAGATGATGCCTCAGCATTAACCGCTTGGAAAATGCGGATGGCAGCAATTGGATTAACTACACGTCCAGATATACTTCTATCAATTACAGCAGCACAAGAAGATAAGATGGCAGTTAACTCTTTGATTGAAGATGCTATGGAAGTAGCAGGTGCAAACAAAGCAGCCAATATAGGAACAGCCATACATTCATTTGCTGAACGATTAGACTTAGGTCAAGACTTAGGTATAGTCCCACCGCAATGGGCACCAGATATTATTGCTTATGAAAAAACAACTAAGATTCTCAACAAGAAATTCATAGAACAGTTTAGTGTGTTAGATAAATACAAGATTGCTGGCACACCAGACAGAGTTGTTGAGTATAACGGTGAGTTATTTATTGCAGATATTAAGACAGGTCGAATAGACCATCCTAATAACATAGCAATACAGTTGGCTATATACGCCAACGGCTTGCCGTATGATAGTGCAACGGCAACCCGTGGCACATGGGGAAATGTAAACAAAGACAAGGCAATCATTATCCATCTACCTGCAGGAACAGGCACATGTAAGTTAATGTGGATAGATATTAAAGAAGGTCTTAAAGGTTTACAATTTGCTATGAAAGTAAGAAAATGGCGAGACCAAAAAGGTCTAGCCTATCCGTTCGAACAGGAGAACAAATAGTGTCTCACACAGAAGCACCAATCAGCATCACAATCAAGACAGCAGCAGGTAGTTTAGTAACAGTCCGTGCAAGTGACGGAACAGAACTAGATAGCATAGTTGCTCAAGGATTAGATGCAATTACATCAGCCACAATGGAACTTGAAAAAGCAATTCGTGGCACAATACCTACACCTATGACAGTAGGACAAGTTGCATCAGCACTAGGCGCCAGTATCAGTCCAATAGATAATTCAACTACTACGCTTGGTGGACGCAATTGTCCACATGGAAAGATGACAGCAATACAAGGAACAGGTAAAGATGGTTCAATGTATCGTGGTTATTTCTGCCCAGCACCTAAAGGTTCATTTGATAAATGTAAAAATGTTTATCTAAAGACAACTGATTCAGCATGGAACACATTCGTTCCAGACCAGGTCAAGTGAAAACACTTAGACGCTCAATTAAAAAAGCCGAGGTGGGGGGCGAACCATTGCCCCCTGCCTTTCAGGCATTTGAAAGAGCAGGAATTATATTACGTAGAGCAGAGGTAACAGTTATAGCAGGCACTCCAGGTGCAGGTAAATCCTCAATTGCACTAGCAATTGCAGCCAGAACTAAACTACCAACGCTTTACTTCAGCGCAGATACTAATGCTCATACTATGGCTATGCGTTTAATTGCAATGGCAGGTAATATGAGTCAGCAGATGGCTGAGAATTTACTAAAGAAAGACCCAGACAAGGCAAACGAAATACTATTATTAAACAATCATTTGTTCTGGTCTTTTGAATCTACACCTACACTTAAAGATTTAGATGAAGAAGTATCTGCATTCGAAACAGTATGGGGCAGAAGCCCAACACTTATAGTTGTAGATAACTTGATGGACATAGCAATGGATGGACACGAAGAATTCCAAGGTATGCGTGCAGCAATGAAAGAACTAAAGTATTTGGCAAGGGATACCAATGCTGCAGTTTTAGTTCTGCACCATACCAAGGAAGGATTTGAAAACTATCCATGCCAGCCACGGTCAGCAGTTCAAGGTTTAGTTAACCAAATACCAGCAATGGTATTAACTATTGGGCAGATGAAACAGGGAGATGATAACTTTTTGTGTGTAGCCCCAGTTAAGAATCGTTATGGCAAGGCTGACCAAACAGGAAACAACTATGTAACTCTTTCATTTAATCCAGAGTCTATGCATCTAGATGATGTTATGATTCGTTACCTACAACAACAGGAGTTAGGATGAGTAATCCACGCAAGGCTAAGGGTTCCAAAGCAGAAGCAGATGTGGTTAAATGGTTAAAGAAATGGTTCCCTTACGCTGAGCGTAGGATTGCAGGCTCTCAGTTAGACAAAGGTGATATAGCAGGAGTTAACGGTGTAGTAATAGAAGTCAAGAACCATTATCGTTTAGACCTATCAGCATGGGTAAAAGAACTAGAGGTAGAAATCAAAAACGATAATGCATGGACAGGTGCAGTAATACATAAACGAATAGGTAAAGGAGATGTAGGAGAATGGTACGCTACAATGCCAGCAAAAATATGGATAGAGTTAATCAGAAAAATTCTAAATGATAAGTGAACTATTAGTTTTATTAACATACTTTCAACAAGAAATGATAGGATTGTTGTTATGGATAAGCACAGTATTGCTGCCTACCTAGAACATATAGGCGCCACCCTACCAGCCGTGGGACATGGTTGGCGCAAGATGAAGTGCCCTTATCATGGCGACAAACATGCATCAGCAGCAATTAATTATGAAGAGAATAGATTTAAATGTTTTGGTTGCGAAGTGCAAGGCGATGTTTACGATTTAATTATATACAGACAAGGAGGTAGTTACAGTGAGGCTCTCAAATTCGCAGAGGACATATCTTTACCAAGCAACGGAGGAGTACGCAAAGCATCTGCATCTAGCAGAAGAGTATCTTTTAACCCGACATCTCTCGGTAGAAGAGGCAAGGAAATTTCATCTAGGGATAGTTAAAGAACCATTACCAGGACATGAGTCCTACAAAAGTAGGCTAGCAATTCCATATATAACACCATCAGGTGTTGTTGATATTAGATTTAGAAGTGTCAACAATCATCCAGATGAACCTAAGTATATGGGTGTACCTGGGGCTAAGACTACAATGTATAACGCTCAGGCAGTTTTAACTGCAGGTAATTACATATGTGTAACAGAAGGTGAACTAGATACAGTAGTTTTATCAGCCAAGACTAACCATCCATCTATTGGTATACCAGGAGTTAATAATTGGAAACCATTTTATTCTAAGATACTAGATGATTTTGAAACAGTAATTGTATTAGCAGATGGTGACAATGCAGGACTAGAGTTTGGTAAGAAGTTAAGTAGAGAACTACCTAATGTTAACTTACTACAAATGCCAGAAGGACATGATGTAAACAGTATCATAATACAAGAAGGAAAGGAGTGGATAGATGAGCGAATCAGAAAATGCTTGGGATAATGATGAAGAGTTTTGGAATTTTGTAGGAGAGAACAGACGTATGGTTGGCCTAGCCATATCAGATGGCCAAGGGCTAGATATACTAAATGCATTACGAGATATATATTTAACAATACAAGATGACCCAGAAGGCTCAATGCGTATGATTACACTATTGGCTACAGTTATATACGCCAGCAGTGTAGGCGAAGGCAAAGAGTTTACAGATGAAATACAGATAGCAGCAGCAATGGAACAATTTGATACCAGTATTAAGGAGATACTAGATGAAGAACCCAAGTGATGTAGATACAATTACTAAACAACTAACTGAAATCCTATTAAAAAAACAGCACGACTACGGCCCATTAAATATATCTCACGCCCCAGGTGGGGCTATGAATGGGTTACGAGTTAGGATGCATGACAAACTAGCCAGGCTAAATAACCTAGTAGATAAGGGCAACACACCAAACTATGAATCAATAGAGGATACCCTTATAGACCTGGCTAACTATGCTATAATAGGACTATTAGTACAAAGAGGACAGTGGGAAGGTGTAGATTAATGTGGAAAGTTAGGTCTCCATTTTATCGTATAGTTAATCCCAAAACAAGCACACTTGTAGTTTGTTATGATTGTTCAAAATCTTTTGAATGTAGTGTAGATAATATAAGAGTTTATAATTATTGTATAAGTTGTAGGTAAATGAATAACGAGGAGTGGGTACAAGAGTATGAGTTGCTTGTATCCTCCCTTGCCTCTGAGTATTACAAAAAATATTCAATGCTTGACCCTGATGATATCAGGCAGACTTTATGGATGTGGTTTGTTACCCATCCAAATAAATATAAAGAATGGTCTAAACTACCAGCCAAAGATAAAGAAAAATTAATTGCTAAATCTCTGCGGAACGCAGCAATAACTTTTTGCGAAAAAGAAAAATCTCAAAAATCAGGTTATGATTTAATAGACTTATACTATTACGACTCTTCAGTGATAGAAGTATTCTTACCTTCTATAATCTCAGGCAGTTATGAAATACCTAGTAAAATAAAAGACCTTAACTTTAAGTTTGGTAAAGGCGAAATTACAGATGGTAACAATTGGTTAGTTTTACGGTCAGACATAGAAAAAGCATACAATCAGTTGGCAGAGGCTAAACAAAATATTTTAAGACTACGTTTTACGACAGATAACTGCGAGTGGACTGAGTTAGGTAAAGAATTAAATACATCTGCAGACGGTGCAAGAAAACGAGTTGAACGTGCAGTTAATTCTTTAATTAGAATACTAGGTGGATGGCGTACCTATATTGATACAGATAATATAGAAGTTAAAAAAGAAGAAGATGACACAAGAGCCTAAAGAAATAAAAGATTTATTTAAAAAAGATTATAGCAGAGCAATGGACTTACGTGGTAATCCAATAGGTGATATATGTTTATGTGGTTCAGAATTATTTACAGCCATAGTAGCCTTTGAGGCAGGGGAAATAGCCTTCTACTTTCTAGATGGTGAGTGTGTAAATTGTGGTTCATTGGTTACCCTACCTACACCAATAGATGATATAGGAATGGATTGCGACTAATGCCATACTATGATTTTAAATGTAATGACTGTGATTTAATAATAGAAACAACTGATTCTAATCCACCAGATTGTACCTCTTGCGAAAATCTTATGATTCGTATATGGTCCTCTACACCAATACACTTCAAAGGAAGTGGCTTCTACTCAACAGGAGGATAATGAGATTCAGTGATACACCAGCATGTGCTGGTATTGATGTAGAAATATTCTTTACTGAAGAAAAAGGTAACTATACTAACCTTGATTTTATTAAACGAATGTGCAACACTTGCCCAGTACGAGTTGAGTGTTTTGACTATGCAATAGAGAATCTAGTGCAGGGAATATGGGCAGGAACTACTATGGAAGAAAGGAACAGACATAGAAGTAAGCATGAAATAATTGGTAAAACAGTTCTTCCTGCATCTATGTTTATTGACGTGGCTTATGAGCAAACTATCTGACTTTGATTTAGACCTATCAGTAGGACATGAAGGCGAGTCCTTAGTTAATCAACTACTAACTAATGGCAAAACCATAGAGGTTAAAACAGATTTGAAGTGGAAAAATACTGGTAACTTATATATAGAAACTGTGTGCTGGTCACACAACAATGGTGATTGGTATCCATCTGGTATATCTGCAACTAAGGCTGAATACTGGGCATTTGTATTAGAAGGAATTGTATTTATAGTACCAATAGAACATTTACGGCGTGCCATTACCTTGTATGGCCACCCAATTACCTGTAATATAGAACCTAATCCGTCAAAGGGCTATCTGATACGACCAGATAAAATCCTCCAAGTGGTGCAAGAGTTATCTAAGTAGAGGGGAACTGCTTAGAAAACAAGAAAAGCCCCCGCTTTCTAGTATCTCTACTAGGGCGGGGGTTATTCGTGTCTATAAAGGGCCTTTAAAGCCCAATTAGAGGTATATAACTAGTTACTTCCACGTCCAAATTCTGTGGCTGATGGGTCTAATGCCTTTAGAACTGGGCCTGCAACGGCTGCTACACCTGCCATGGCTAGGGTCTTTAGGTCAGTTGTGCCAGCAAGGTATAGAGCAAGCACGGCTGCTACTGCAGCACGAGCATAACTTGCAACAATTGCTTTTACTTTTTTTGTATTCATATCCATCCTTAAGGGCGTGCAACGCCCATTACTAGGGAGTAGGCACGTTTCCTAAGATACACACCATCTCCGTTTGATTGACTTCCTTTATTGCCACTAGAAGTATTACCTTCAATGACCGTAAGGAACTTCTTTCCATCGTTGCTTTCGCATATGCCAACATGGTCAGCCTGTGCGTCATTATCGAATTGGAAGAATACTATATCACCAGGTTGAGCCTTGCCAACTGGAACTATCTTGCCGTGTTTTGTAAACCATTTAAGTCCTGCGTCACA